TAACGCCCCGTAGGGCGGCATTATGCGGTGCTTGCCAAGGGGCCGCGGGATGGCGTTGAAGCGGAGGACTTGGTTTTTGCCCCCGCTGATAAACTGCGTGGGTTTTTCTGTAATGCTGGCGACGCTTCCGCCGTTCTTCTGCTTCGATGGCGGGGCGATGGCGTTAATCACCAGTCTGCCGACAACGCTAACAATCCCCGTAGCTATGGAAAGGCCGCTAATGCCGCCGACCGTCCACGAGATCAGCCCCGCAGACGTAGCCGTAGCAAGCCCTGTCGCGGTCGCCAGCGAGGCTCCGAGGGCTGGGGCGGCAACGATAAGGGCGAGAGACAGAACCGTCGCAATGGGGTTTTTTCCGCCTCCTTTGCCTGGAACGACACGGATGGTGACGACCGTCCCCGCCTTGGGCCGGACGGACAGCCACATGGTTTGCGGAATATAGTCCCCGTTCACGAAAACATGGGCAAAACGGACGGAAACGCGGGGGATAGCAAAAAGGACGATTTCAGCAACCGTCCAGCCCTGCGGGATTTTCTCCTTGATGTTGCGGACACGAAACGGCTCAGGACAAGCCGTCAGCCAGACCATCTGTTCCGGTTTCTCCATAGCGATAAAATCCTGTGACCCTTAAAGCCCAACGGGCAGATGCGTAACTGTCGAGGACGCTTCCGATGCCGACCTCGGCGTGGAGCATTCGGCCTCTCTCAATGACGAGACCGACGTGGATGGGTTGCCCGCGCATTCGCAGAACCACCACATCGCCGAATTTTTCTTCTCCGTGTTCGATAGGAATCCAATGCTTGCGCTCTTCTTCGATGAGTGGTGCAAGCTGGTCTTCGCGTGTCGTGCTGTCGTAGTAAGTCGAGTAAGACGGCAGGGCGACACCGAACTGTTCTCCCATGACGAGCCGGACAAGCCCCCAGCAGTCGACGCCCTTCCGGTCACGGCCATGCTCTTTGAAAGGCAAGCCAATGTAGTGGCCGACCCAAATTGGGATGGACATTTGCTGAAACCTTTGTTTTTCTTTCTACGTAAAGGAGAACAGAATGAAAGATGAGGACTTAATCCGTCACGCCTACGACCAAGTTGTTAACTACGGGGCTAGACTTTTTTCTTTTGCTTCAGGAAGGCCGCTAAAATCAGATGGCCCGTTAGATAACAGGCAAAAATTACTCGCTCTAGATGACCTCGCGGCTTTTGCTTACCATGCACGCCGCCTGATGGATTTGACTGGTACAAAGGAAAGATTTTTACAGCAAGAAATACCAGGAAAGACGCAAGGGAAGAACGCTATTGGCATTTCTCGAATATTGAACGTAATTGTGCATAGTGAGAGAATTGAAATTCTACGAACTGAATTTGATGCGGCACTTCTCGGTTCAAGCGTTAATGAGGTTATGGAGCTGCTTGTCAATAACAGCGCCATGGCTGAAAAACTCATTCCTGTCACAGTTATAATTAAGTCAGATCACAGCGACCATATGACTTTCAAGCTAGAAGACCTGATAGAAAGATTCCAAGAAAAGATTTTAGCCCGCATTATAGAGGTCTGTGACAAAGCCAAAATATATTTGGACGCGGATGACTATTAAAATAGACCTGGGAAATCCGCTGGCGAAAACACCCGCGCTGGGTAAGGTTCGCCGATGAACTCCTCCAGCGTGAGGTCGCCCTCGACTGTGAGCTGGTCGTAACTGATGTTGGCAAGCCGAAAATCCAGAAACTCAGCCTCCACAACGTCTGGCGTTGCCGCCATGACGATACGAATGGTGACGAAGGGAGCAGAGCTGATGGTACGGATGGCGAGGACAATCTCGCGGCTGATGTTGTCGATACGCAATTTGGCGCGTGGTGGCCTGTCGTCCACGTCGTCAGGCAAAATGACCTCAAAAGGAAAGGCCACATAGTTGTCGCCGCCGTGCAGGACATCCTGTCCGCTACTGTTGACGCGGATCGGTTCTTCCAGATCTGGGTGGCTTACGCTGATCAGGACGACGAATTCATGTTCCGTCTCCTGAGCGTAAACGGCCTGTTTTAGCTCGGCGCTGACGTTGCGGCTCATGGCTGTACCTCGAATTTCAGGGCCACGCGCCAACGGCCTGGGCCGAAATACTGGCGTTGTGGCGGCGCACCGAATACAACGGTTATCGTGCCGACATCCTCTCCTGGCGTGGGAAGCTCGAAGGGAAGCGTTTCCTTGATGGTGTCCTGAAAGAACGTGACCAAGGCATCCCACTCTGCCGTCGTCATGACCATCGAGCCGGAGATGGTGCGGATGTTTGCGGTGGTTTTTCGGCGACGTTTCGGTGGCCCCGCATCCATCGTTGTGGTGATGACGTTATCGGGCAAGCTATCGCTGAAATCCGAAGCGGCGAGCCGTTGCGGAAGTGTTTCAGGCCAAGAGAAGGACATGGGTTACCTCGACGCCAAGCCGCCCGACCGCGCCAACGCCCGCGAAGAACGGGAACCTGGGTCGCTGAAAAGCTGGGCGTTCATTTCGTCAAGCTGAACGATAAGATCGCGCCCACCGGAGGCATTGGGTTTTTCCTGCACCGTTGCTTTCGCGCTGGTGTTGTTGTTGATCGTGACATTGACCGTGCCGCCACCCGACATCGTAACGGGGATGGTGCGTCCGTCCGGCAATGGCACATAGGCTTCTGGCTTCCGCCCTTCACCGAACATGGCGACCTGCGGGGAGTTGGCGATGCCACCGTTGGCGTAACGGTGCAAAGGCAAAGCCCCCGCCGAGGTCATGATGCCGCCCTGTTCAAAGGGCAAAAGGCCGGAAATGAAAGAGGCAAACCCGCCGCTTTCAAGGCTATTGAATAACGGCTCGGTGATCGACTTCCGCACCGTCATGCGGAGAATATCGTCCATGATGGAATTGAAGAGATCGCCGAGAGATTTCAAGCTCCGCCCGCCTGAATTGACAAACTCGACAATCGCATCCTCCGCGCCGGACATGGCGTTGGTAAAGAGCTTTTCAATGTCCTTTGCGGTATCCTCGGCCTGGTCGCGGTACGCATGAAAGGCGCGGAGCGCACCCGCTTCCACATCTTTGCGGGCGGCAAGGTTATCATCTTCTGCTTTGGCGACAGCGCGGTTGTAGGTGTCTTGGCTGATCGCGCCAGCATCTAACAGCCCTTTCAGGCGCAAGATTTCCGTGGCGTAGGCTTCCGTAGCGGAGCGCGTGTCCTTGGTGACCTGTTGGCCCTCGCGCTGAAGCTGGGAAAGGCTTTTTTGAGCCTCTCCTTGGTCGTAAAGGGAAGCTGCAAGTCGGGCGACTTCATCGCGCTGTTCTTTTGTCGCGCCATCAGAGAGCCGCGAAACAGCGTTTTGAATGAATGCCGCCCGTTTGTCCGAAAGTTGCCCGATCTGGTTTCCGAGATCGTTGATAACTTTCTGGTTGGCCTCGGAGGCACGTTTTGCGGCTTCCTGGGCGGGTTTTTCAATCGCCGCAATTTTGCGCTGGGCGATGGTTTCTGCTTCCTTGATCGCGCTGTCGACAGAGGCGGCGTTGCTCCCGTCTTTCTCGCGCAGGGCATCGAGCCTTTGTTTCGTGACCGCCAGCTCTTGGTTGACCTTGGCGATGCGCTCGGCGGGTTCGGTCATGAGCGTGTCGAGGGTGGCATCGAGAGCCTTCCTCTGCTCGGAAAGCTGCTCGTTCCGCATATCGCGGGCGGCTTGCTCCTGTCCGGCGACGGCGGCGGCTTTTTCCTCGGCGGCCTTGCGGGTCTGGTCTTTGGCTTCTTGAAGGATGCGGTCGAGGTCAGCTTGCAGTTCTGCAACACGACGCTCTTGAAACTGGATCGCGCCGTTGTTGAAGCCGAGGACATTGTTGTCGCGGATGTTCTGCAAGGCGTCTTGGGCCTGGAGGAGCCTGTTTTGCGCCTTGTAGATTTTCTCTCCCAAGGTATCGTCCTTGAGCATCCCGCCAAGGCTTTCCACGACGCTGGCAAGCCCAGAGAGTGAGCTTTTGGCGGCGGAACTGACAGCTTCCGTCTGCCCGATACCCTTCAGCAAATTATCCCAAGCATCGGAAAGGCGGTTGGCGGCTCCAGCGAGACCTCCTGCTTCTGCCTTACCCGCGCCGCCGACCTTTTTCTCTAGAGCGTCGAGGATGATTTTCTGGGCTTCGGCCTGTTTGCCGGTCTCGACCAGATTCTTGATGGTGTCTTGCTGGCTCTCGCTCAATAGACGGTAGCTTTTTTGCAAAGACCCCAGCCCATTGATCGGGTCTTCGAGGGCTTTGCCAAGGCCAGATCATT